ATGGGTATTTGTACATTTTCTTTTGGGGTATTATAATTAATATGATTAATAACATTTGCATGAAATCTTTCTGTGTTATCTTTACTAGGAGAAATAGCATTAACACCATTAGGTAATTTACCCATTGATAGTGGATGTATTTCATTTGGATGCAATGGTGCAAAATTCATATCAACCATATTATTTAATGAATCAGTTAAAAACTTTTCTAAAGTAGAATTTTTTAATTGTTCTTCATAGTCAGGTAAATTTTTTAAATTAGAATATACATTTGATAAATACACAACAAATGGTGATAAAGAATTTGTAATGTTATCTATAGCATTTCTTGAACCACCAATCTTTTCTGTAAAAATTGTTCTTACCAAATCTCGCATTCTTGTATTAATTTCATCTTTAGTTTCTCCTTCTTTTGCTGGTACAAAGTCAGAAAAATTTTTAGCAAAAGCATCAGAAATTTTACCTATATTAGCACTAGTAACCCCAACACCATTATTATTAACAGCAAGATGCCTATCAACAAAATACAAAGAATGTAGTTTAGAACTATATTTTTCTAAACCAAGCTTTTCAAGATTAGCTCTTGTTGTAGCTCCACCATCAAATTCCATGATTTTTTTTACATTTGAAAAAACAGTTTGAAATTGTTGTTCATTATAAATAGTTCCTTTCAATAAAGATTCTATTCCATTTTCAATAGTAGCAGACAAATAAGGTTCATTTAATTCTGTAAGCATACGAACAAAATCAATATTAAATTCCTCTGTATTTATATCTCCAATAACTTGTTCAATAGCTTGTACTGTTCCTTTACCTAATGAATTACCACCTGCCATTTGTAAGTTTGTCATTTTTACAAACTCAACAGGATTTGTATTAATTAAATTTATAGTTGCTGCTCTACTTTGCTCTTCTTTTGTTAATGTAAAACGAGTTAAAACACCATTAATATTAGATTTCATTCTATTCATTAATACTTGGTCGTCAGAAGTATTTAATGTTGCTCTAAATGATTCATAAAAAGAAGCCATCATTGGTTGATTTTCTTTTTCTCCATATAATAATTTATTTAAATCGTGAGCAGAACCAGAGTTCATATATTCTCTTAAGTTATTTAAATATGAAATACCACCAAATGAATTGTCAGCATCAACTGTAATGTAATCTATAAAACCTTTTGCAAATGCTTCATCTGTTTCTTTTTCAAAATTAATTAATGCTAATTTTGCTTCTGGAGAATCTATTTCTCCCCTAAATGATTCTATAATTATATCTCTTCCAGCTTGTTTGTATTTTTCTAGTTCTTGATTACTTAAAGTTATCCAATTAATTAAAGTATTTTCTGATTGTATATTTCCATCTTGTACAGCAGTATTAATCATTCCATCAATTATTTTTGGTAAATTAAGAATTGAATCTTTAACTAAATTTAAATTTGCTACACCTTCTGCTGCATTTTTAGCACTTGTTGTTCTTGCAATATTATCAATAATTCCATTAAATAAATTACCAGATTTATTTATAAAGTTTGAAAGATTATCATTTGCTATTATTTTTTGTCTTTTATAACTTCCACCATACAACAAATCTGTTGCTTCATCTGTATCACCAAAATAATCTCCAGATTTTATAGTTTTTAAATGTGTAGCAATACTTTCTACATCTGGAAAATCTGAACCGTATTGAGCTATCTTTAAAAAAGAATTATGGTATTTGCCTTTTTCGTCTGTAATTTGTTCAATAACTTTATTAACTTTTGAATTGTTATCAGCATCTTGTAAATCACTTAAAGCTAGCTGAACATGACTAACAACTGTATTAACATTATTCCCTTCTTCTCCAGCTATTTTTTTAACTGAATTTTCCAGAGTTTGATAAAAGGCTTCTGAAAAAGAATCAGATACAAGTGCTGCAAGTTCTTGTTTTTGTTTTTTTAAAGTTGGTATTAAATTAGTTTTTCCTAATGCTTTTATGTTACCAAATTCAGCTATTGCAGTATCAATATGAGAAATATAATTTTGTGCATAAGTAAGCGCTCCATCTAAATTACCATTTTGTAATGCGTATATTAATGAAGTTTTTGATGAATTAAGATTTTCATTAAGTGTTTCAACTCTAGTCGATTGATTAAATTTTTGTAAAGCTACTGCTTCTGCATTACTTTGTCTTGTTTTCTCATTGTTTATAAGAGTAGACATGGCAGAAGCAGTTCCAGACCTAGCGTTTGGTTTGCCTTGTGCCATAATAGATATTATATCTAGTGCATATTTATCATCTGTTAAGGCATTAAATTGTTTTATAGCTGTTTTATCTGGATTATTTGAAATTGATATTTGATTTAAAACACCTATAAAAGCATCCATTATTTGATTTTGATTGTCAGAATTTTTACTATCTTTTAGAATTTTTTCTTTAAGAAATCTAATGTGTGCAGTTGATTCAATATTAGCTATTTCTTGATCTATTTTTTGTTTTACGTTTGGATTATTTTTTTCATAATTACTATATGCACCTTCTTCTTCTCTTAAGTCTGCTATTACTTTTCTATGGTTTGATACTTGTTCAGAATTAATTCCATATTTATCTATTAAAGAATCTAATATTTCTATTTCTTTTTGAATAGTTTCAGCGCGACCTTTAATAGCTTTTTGTGTATTTCTTGCTAATTGTTCTTGTTGTAATTTAATTACATTTTTAGCAACAAGTTCACCGCTCATATTTGTAATAGGAACTTTGAATTGTGGTAATGCAAACTTAACCATTGAATCTGCAAAGTTACTTATATCAGTTTTATACTGAGAAATAGTGTAACCGTTCTTACCAACCTTATTATAAAACTCTACATTTTTAGCGTTTATTTCATCTTCAGTTCTTCTAAAATATTTTTCAACAACTAGTCTTTCATAAGCATCTCTTGCTATTTGACCACCACTATTTGAATCGTATTTACCTAAAGCAACTGGTTTACCAAAATTAGGATTTGGTTGTGTTTTTTCTTCATCTAAAAATTCTTGTGCATCAATAACAAAGGATTCATTAGTCAAAGATAAAAAAGAATTTTGTCCAGAAATTTTTGCATTCTTTTGACCCTCTTTATGAGCAACATCTAAAAAAGCTGTAGCTAATGTATCAACAGCTCCAGCCATTTTTAAAGTACCAGATGATACATCTTGTTCTTGTTTTCTAAAAACCTGTATTGGTTTATAAACAGAATTCCCTGCTTTTGGTCTTGTTACACCTGTAACCATTATCCATACCTCGACATTCCTGAACCTATATATTGATATGCTGTATACATAGTTGAAAACATACCAGCGTAACTATTAAATCTTGCAGCAGTAGCAGCTCTACCACCTTGTATTATTGCATTATTACCTCTTCTTATTTCTTCATTAGCTTGCATAATACTTTGACTGCCTTGAAGAAAGCTCATCATATCACCACGATTTATATCATCATAAGCTTTTCTTTTTTGATATTCTAATAATTCAGATGGAGTTTCTCTTCCAAGAAATGCAAACCAAGCATCATTACTTTCCATTTCTTCTGAAAGCATATCTAGTTTAGAATTAGCTAAACTAAGAGCTTGTAAATCACTTTGTTTTTTATTTATTAATGCTTGACCAGCATTGAACTCAGCTGTTTTTTTTGCTTCTTCTGCTTGTGCTTGTGCTGATGATGCTGCTGCTTGACCAGCTCTATATTGCATATAAAGACCAGCACCTAAGAATATATATGGTGAACACATTAGAAAGTAACCTCTGCTATAACACCATTAATTTGTAGAGGTAATGGTGTAGTTTGATTAATAGTAACTGTTGGGTCTTTTGAATAACCAAGCAAACGAAACTCTACCTTTTCTGTTACTGGATTAATTGACAAACTCATATCATCTGTTGTTTGTCTTATTGTAAGTCTTTTACCATTAACACTAACTGAATTAGCATTTACTAAATCTAGTGTAATTTTATTTAAGTGTCTTGGGTGTCCAGTTAAAGGACCACTTTGAACACTTACATCTAATGGATTTGTTTTAAGTTCAACAGGAAATGTATATCCTATTTCTGCTTTAGTATTAATAATTAGATTTTGTGCTGAACTTGTATTTATTTTATTACTAGCAACAGTAAATTGACCAACATAAGCTAAGTCAGTAATAACATCTAATACAGCACCATTTAACCAATCAGCAGTAGGTATTGTATATTCTGCAACAGCTGTATTAGAATAATCTCTACTATTATCTAAGTTTCTATCTTTATCAAATTCCATTAAAGAAAGTTTTTTTGTACCATCACCTGCATCATACCAAGCTGTTACATAAAGATTTGTATCAACAGCACATATAGAATTAAAAATTCCATTTGTAGTAAACTCTGTCCAACCTGCTTTTTGCTCATATCGATTAGAAGTAAAAACAGCAATGCTTCCATCACCATTTACAAAATAAACATAGCTTTCTGGTCTATCTAAAGCACCTTGCAATACTGCCATTTGATGTGGTGTTTTAATTAAATGTGAAGATACTGTTGAAATAATATTAGAAGTATAAGCTTGTTGTGTATCTGCAAATACATATTCAGCTACAGATGTATTTGAAGCCAAACAATATATTGTTGTACCATCTAAAAGAATAGGTTTTACAAAATTAGAACCAAAAGGAGTTTGTCTTTTTACTTGTGCATTCGTTGGTGATATTGGTGTATTTGCAAATGCTGGTACAAAAAATTCAGATGTACTTGTAAATACGTGTAAATCTCTATTACTTATCATGTGTCTAATTGTATTAATCTCACCAATACTTGCAACAAGTTCTATAGAATCACCTGTTGCAGCAGTACCAACATCAAAATTAAAAAAGTCATTTGATTTACTAGACCAGATTGTATCTGGTTGAGAAGGCGTACCACCAAACCAAAGTCTATTTTCATGGAAAGTAACACAAGCTGGATAACCTCGAACGGATGAATAAGCTTGTTCAGCCCATTCGGTTGTTGGAGCATGAGTTGTAATAATAGGTGCGCCACCACCATCTACAGTTGCATCTGCTGTACCAGATGCTGCGTTAAATCTATAACGATTACTATCTATTCTTGCTGTTAATGTTCTTGTACCATTTATATTACCTGCTGTAATAGTTGCAATAGTTGCTGCTTCACTAACAATAATAGTATCACCTTGTTTTAAACCATGATTAGCATGAGTAACTTCTATTTCAGCAGTTCCTTCAATTGTTCTTAAAGCATTAATATCAAGTTTCTGTTTTATAGTTCCTTGTATTGTACCAGTAACTACTGTTGCACTTGTATAACCTGTTATTAATATTTCAGTTCCATAGTATCTTATTCTTGAACCTACATGACCAGATAAAAAATAATCTTCTGATGCTGTTATAGTTGCACCAGAACCACTTACTGCATTAACATCAAGTGTAACACCAAAACTTTGAAACTTTGCAAAAGGTTGATTTGATGTAAATTCATTTGTAGCAGCTGATGAATCACCAGATACAGAAAATGTAAATGCTTGCAATTGAAAAGATGTTAAACCAGTTCGTTTTAAAATTTTAACTGGACAAGTTTGATGTGTTAAAAACATCAAGTCACCAGATTGTGCAAAATCAATTTCATGTAAAATTGTATCTGTAAATGGTAAAGTTGCACCATCAACATCTTGTGTTATTGTTGCAACAAGTGAAACAACATTAGCTGTTGAAATTTGAAAACATCTTATTTTCTCATGCTCTAAAGCAATAATATATCTTTCGTCATCAGAAAATATAAATGGAATAATTCTTACTTGTTGAACTTTACCTAAAGCTTCAGAGGTTGTTGCTAATCTTGTTGCATCAGAACTTGATGCTAAAGTAAAACCTGTTGTAGATTTATTTGTTTCTGTAACTGTAATAACATTTGCAGCTGGATTAGCTACAGTAAAATCAGCATGAGCATTAATAGCTGCTTGAATATTATCAGCAGATGTATTGTTATCTGTTACAACATAGAACTCATTAGTGCCAGGGGTATCTGACCCAGTACCTAAACAGGTAAATGTTACTTTATCTCCATTTGATTTTGTAATTGTTATTGTAGAACCAGCAACAATATTTGCAAAATCTGTTACAGTTATTGTACAAGCTGTTTGATTAATTGTTGTATCAAATGTATAAATATGTTTTGTACCAGACCTTTTGGTAACACCACCTTCTGCTCTTAAAAAAAAGTTTTGTAATCTTTGTGCAGAGTTAGCATATATTTGTGTATCTGTACGTGAAAGTATAGATGGATTAACTTCACCAAATTGAAAGTTTTGAATAGGTATTCTTACTCTACGCATTAACTTCTCCTATTGGTAATAAATCTTGAAGTAACTAATTTCCTTGTTGTTTGTTGTTGTGCATCAATACTTCTTGCTTTTGCCATCAATTGACTTGCTTGTTGTGTAATTGCATTAGCAAGTGAAGCATCTCTTGCAATAGATAATGCCAAAGGTATTGCTAATGCGTATGTAACAGCTAAAGTAAAATATGCTGGGAATGCAGATTCATCTGCACGAAATGTATAATCTGCTATTACTTCATCAGCATCTGTTGTATCAGCAAAAACTTTATCTCCATAAAGTTGATAATCAATAAGATTATCATTTACAGTAACAGAATGAACCATAAGATTATCTGCTGGTAATTGATAAGCTTTATCATAACGACCTGTTGGTGCGTCACTTAATAAATTTAAAACAGCTTGATTAGTTGAGAATCTCCAACGTGCATTAACTAAAGCTGTTCTTACAATATCTTCATATAAATTTGATGTAACAAGTGATTCTGTAGTACCATCACCAAAAGATGTAATAGGTTCAGCACCAATAAGAATTAATGCCCTACTAGATATATCAACTGCTGTATTTGATGCTGTGCTTGTTACCATATATTAAAAGGGGGGAGTTAATCCCCCCTCTCTCCACATTAATCGCCATCTGTTTCAGCAATAGCTGTACCATCTGATACGTCTACTGCTGTTCCATTATTAGAAAGAACAGTAACAAAATGAGTAGTTGGTGTATTAGTGTCTTTGACAATAATTACATCACGAACTTTCAACATATTTACTGCATCATTAAAATAACCAGCAGTATTTACAGCTGCAATTGCATCTGCTGTATTGTAAGTCCAAAGATTCCCATTTGAATCTCCATTTATTCTACAAAGACCACTTGCTGCATAAGCCATATTTTAACCTCCTATGTATTATTATCAAGAAGTTCATAGATACCGTTATCATCAATAACAGCAGCACCCATAGACATCATTGAAGTTGCTAAGTGGGATACTTTCTCAGCTACATAATTAAGCTCTGTTGAAACATCAGCACCTACACCCAAGCCAATAGCAGAAGTATGATAAACCATACTCTTACCTGCTGCGACAGCAGATGTAGAAAAGATGTTAAAACCAAGAAAGTTTTTCATTGTCATACCACCTGCATATGGAAGGTTCTGGTCACCAACAAAATCACTAGAAGCAAATTCTGTAATTAAAAATAAGTCAGCAAAACCTTTTGGGTGCATAGCAATATAACGCTGTCCATCCTCAGGAATGTTTGCAGTACCCATTGTTTCAAATGCAGATAACAAATCAGCTTTTTCAACAGCTGAATTTGTATCATGTAATTGAGTTGAGTTAGCACCTGCATCCATTGCAGTTATTAAAATCTCATCAGTTTTTCTGCCAAGAGCAGCAGCTGATGATGTAGCAACAGCTTGTCTTTCATCTATGTTTGTCTTGAGTTCATCTAATTTATCAATGTACTCAGCAGCATAGAAGTCAGACATTGTTGCTTCTACTGTTC